CCCCGTGACCGGTAGTTTTTAACTATGGGTCAAGTGAACCAATAAATAGGGTCGTTCCATTTCAAACGATCCTGCCCCAATTTAATCGGGGTAAATTCCATGCATGCCCACCACGGTTCCACGCATTGAGCTAAACATCCTGGACAAGGCCGTGCTCTGGGCATCCCCTAAAGCGGGAATAGAGCGCATCCGGGCCAAGATGGCCGTGGCCGCGTTTTCCGGCGCGGGCTACATCACCCCCGGCATTCACAAGAAATCCATGCGGGGCTGGCTCACTTCCGCCAACCACGTCGATTACGATACCCTGCCGGTTTTGGAAGCCTCGCGCGCGGGAGCCCGTGACCTCTGGATGAACACGCCCCTGGCGACGGCGGCGTTAAAGCGCTGCCGGACGAACATCGTCGGCTTCGGCCTCTCCTTGCAAAGCCGCATCGACCGGAAAACCTTGGGGCTATCCGATGAAGCGGCGGATGCCTGGGAGCAAAACACCGAGGCGGAATTCAAACTCTGGGCCGCATCGGTTGACTGCGATATCCGCCGAAAGCAGAACTTTGCCGAACTGCAAGCCCTGGCGCTTCTCTCAACCCTCATGTCCGGCGACGCCTTCGTGCTCTTGCCGATGGTCCCGCGCCAAGGGCAGCCCTACGACCTGCGGGTGCAAATCCTGGAGGCGGATTACGTTTCGAACCCCATCGACAAGATGGAAACGCTCCGGCTCTCCAGCGGGATTGAAACCGATACCTATGGTGCGCCGGTCGCGTATTGGATTCGGTCGCTGCCTCCCGATATCACCATTTACGCCACCGGGCAAGGGGTGCCCCATTACCTCGGGACGTGGGAGCGCGTGCCCGCCTACGGTCCCAAGTCCGGGAGGCGCAATGTCCTCCACCTCATGGAAACGGACCGGCCCGGCCAGCGGCGCGGCATGCCGTTCCTGGCCCCGGTCCTGGAAATCTTGAAGCAGCTTACCCGGCTCTCGGAGGCCGAACTGGCAGCGGCGGTCGTGGCTTCGTTCTTCACCGTGTTCATCAAGAACGTGCCCGGCCTGAATCCTTTGGGCGCGACGTTCGAAGGCGAGGACAGCGTCCTTAATCCGAACGACCCACGCGATGCCCAAAGCTACGAGATGGCTCCGGGCAACATCATCAAGCTGGACAAGGAGGAAGGAATTGAGCTTGCCGACCCGAAGCGGCCCAGCGCGCTCTTCGAACCGTTCTTCGTGGCGATGTGCAAGCAAATCGGCGCGGCCCTGGAAATCCCCTTCGAACAACTCCTCCTCCATTTTTCCGCCAGCTACAGCGCCAGCCGCGCCGCGCTCCTGGAAGCCTGGAAGTTCTACAAAAGATGGCGCGTTTGGTTGGCTGCGAATTTCTGCCAGCCGACTTTTGAGGAATGGCTCACCGAGGCCGTACTCAAGGGGCGCATTCAGGCTCCCGGTTTCTTTGACGACGTCCGCATTCGCGCCGCATGGTGCGGGGCGGAATGGTCGGGCGCGGGTCAAGGCCAAATCGACCCCTTGAAGGAAACGCAAGCGGCGGAACTGCGCATTAAGACCGCGCTCTCGACCTACGAGGATGAGGCCGTGGCCTTAAGCGGCGGCAATTGGGAGGGCCGCGCCTCACGCCTGGCGCGGGAGCGGGCCATCCTCGTTGAAAAGGGACTCGCAGAGGACATCAACCCCCTTGTGCAACCGATGCAGCCGCAGCAGCAAGGGATGTCACCGCAGCAGGGGACCTCGCTGGAGCAGAATGGCGATGGCTCCACGGACGCGGGAGGCTTAGGTGCTTAATAGTGGCGAAGAAATGCGGGATCCCTCCCATTCCCACCCTTACGTTATCGAGGCTGTCTTCGATCACCGGTGGGCTATTCTTCCGGGCTACTTGGAAACGATTCTCCAAGTGGTGAACCGCCAAGGCGGATTAGAGGCCGCCCTCGCCGGAAGGAAAGCCTACGAGGATCGCGCCCCTTCCATGGGTTACTCTCCGTCGGCCTTATCCGGGGACCAGCTGGCGGTCATTCCCATCATCGGCCCCATTTTTCCGAGGGCCACGCTCTTCTCCTCCATTTCCGGCGGGACGTCCATCTCCCGTTTGACGGCGGGGCTTAAAGCCGCGCTCGAGGATCCTACCGTCGCCGGAATCGTGCTGTCCATCGACAGCCCTGGCGGCGAGGTCACGGGCGTTTCCGAATTCGCCCAGGCCGTGTACGATGCACGCGGGAAGAAGCCCATCACCGCCTATGTGCAAGGGATGGCGGCCTCGGCGGCGTATTGGATCGCCAGCGCCGCCGACGAAATCGTCCTCGCCGACGTCGGGGAGGTGGGCTCCATCGGCGTGGTCGCGGCCTATTCCGACGACAAGGAAGCGCAAAAAAAGCGCGGCGTCGTGACCCACGAAATCGTGTCGTCGCAAAGCCCGCACAAGCGCCCGGACGTGTCCACCGAAGCGGGCCGCGCCCAAGTCCAAGAAGTGGTCGATGCCATCGCCGCCGTCTTTGTATCCACCGTGGCTCGTAACCGGAAGGTTTCGGAAGGAATGGTTCTGGAAACCTTTGGCCAGGGTGCGCTGTTCGTGGGCCAAAAGGCCGTGGGCCGCAAGATGGCGGACCGCGTCGGCACCTTCGACTCGGTGGTTCAGGCGTTTGAAACCAAGATAGCGCAGCAAAATCAAACCCATAGAGGAGGATTCCCCATGTCCGCACAAGAAAGCATCCCTGCCACCCCCGCAAAAGAGGCGGCTTCGCTCCCAGCGACGGCTTTGCTCCCGGTTCCCTCCAGTGCTGAGACTGCGGCTGCCGCAACCGCAGCGGTCATCGCCGCCGAGCAGGAGCGCATCCGTGCCATCGAATCGGTGAGGGCACCGGGCATGGAGGCGTTTATCGCGGCGCACAAATGGGATATGGGCATGACCCGTGACAAGATGGCCGCCCTCATCTTGGAGGAGCAGGAAAAGCAAAGACAGATGAAGGGCAAGGCGCATCAAGAGGACGCCCTCGATCTGGCCAAGCACGCGGCTGCGGTCGGTAACGTGGGCGAACTGCCAGAGGCAAGCGAACAGGATGTGATTTTTCACCACATGCTCGCCGGAGCGAACTCAAAGCGGAAATAACGACCGGTAGCGGACACCCAAGAAAAAGGAGAAAAGAACATGGCCAATCCCCTCGATACCTTCATCCACAACAACCTCATCGGCGGAGACTTCCCGATTCTCTCCAAGAAGACCACGGTCCTTTTAGGAGAGCCCGCCGATATGAGTCGCGGTGCGCTCATGGGCCTCGTCAAAACCGCCGGGGTGACCGAGTCCCATGTGGGCAATACCGGCGGCGGCGTCATGGGTGCAATAACCAAAGGCATTCTGGCGAAAGCGGGGGATTACTTGCTTACGCTTGTGCGTACCGTCGCGAATGGCGGGGACTTTATCCTTAAAGATCCGGAAGGGAACCTCGTGGGAATGGGGCAAGTGGGCGTGGCCTTTGTATCCGCCCATCTCAATTTCACTTTGGCGGATGGCGCACCCGACTTCAACGTCGGGGACAAGTTCATTCTCACGGTGGCTCCGGGAGGAGGCCAAAGCCGAAGGCTGGACGTGACTTCAACCGACGGCAGCGCGCTGCCGGACCATATCCAGTCCGAGGACATGGACGCGTCCTTGGCGAACAAGGCCAGCGTCGGATATACGACCGGCGTGTTCAACGAACGCGCCATCACGATGGATGCTCCAGCCACACTCGATACCTTGGTCGGCGGGAGAACCCTCCGGGAGCATTGCCGCGACCTCGGCATCCATTTCGTCCGGTCCATGAACACGAGCGGAGTGGCCTGACGGTTTAATAACGGATTAAGACGGCGCTTTCATCCATAAGTAAACCCATAGGAGATAGGAAACATGACCGCTACCCTGGACCTGTTCCAATACCAGACGATGTTACGTGTTTTAGAGCAAGCGAAGAAACCGAAGACGTTCCTTCGGAACAATTTCTTTTCCGGCATCGAGCAGTCGATGACGGAGCAAGTCATGATCGACGTGTACGAGGGCAAGCGCCGCACCGCCGTGTACGTGAAGCCCAAGCACGCGGCCAAGGTCATCGACCGCATCGGATACAAAACCAATTCCTACAAGCCGCCGTATGTCAAGATGAAAACGGACACGACCGCCGAGGACTTCCTGCGGCGTCTGCCCGGCGAGACCATTTTCTCCCCCGGCGATTCGCCCATGGCCAGGGCCGCCCGCAGGGTCGGCGAAGACATGATCGAAATGAACGACATGATCGACCGCTTGGAAGAATTCCAATGCGCGTCCCTGATTCAAAACGGCTCCTACAACATCGTCGGCGATGGCTTGAGCGAGGTCATCGACTTCGGCTTGCCGGGAATGCATAACATCACCTTAACCGGCACCTCCCGCTGGAGCCAAGCAGCCAGCGTCCCGATGAACAACCTCCGCGCATGGCGGCGGCAAATCATCCAGGATTCGGGCCTGACCCCGACGGACGTGTTCCTCGCCAGCGATGTCGTGGATTCGTTCTACGAGAACGTCCAGATCCAAAAGCACATGGACCTCTGGCGCATGAACATGGGCACCATCCAGCCTGTCCTCGACTACGGGGCGCAGGATTCCGGCGTCACCTTCCTCGGCTACATCAATGAAGTCGGCCTCAACTTTTGGGCCTACGACGAATTTTACCTGGACCCCGCCGATGGCGGCGAGAAGGCCATGATCGAGAGCGGCAACGTCATCATGCTCTGCAAGAACATGCGCGCGGGCCGTCATTACGGCGCGATACGCGACCTCCGCGCCAACTTCGCCGTGCCCCGCTTCCCGAAATCCTGGGAGGAGGAGGATCCGTCCGTGCGCTGGCTCATGGTCCAGTCCGCGCCCATGATGGCCCTGCACCAAACCCAGGCCATTATCGTCGTCGACGTCTTGAACGGAGGTCTCTGATGGGTATCGCCGTTCGAGCACGCAGGACAATTATTCGGAGCGGCATTGAAATTCTGCCGGGTACGGTCTTCGAAATGCCGGATCAAAAATCGGCAGACCACCTCATAGAGAAAGGCGTGGTCACGCCCTATCTCAATCAGCCCATCGCGGCCACGCCCGAGTACGAAGTCACGGAAACGGGAGCCAAGCGGGAGGTCCTCCCAGTGCTTCCGGAAGGACCAATGGCCCCGGTGTCTCTGTTGGATAAGCCCCCGGAATCATTTATCGATGAAGGCGCTCCCTCGGCGGATCGTCCGAAAGGAAAGCGCCGGTGAGCCAGGAATTCGTGAATGCCCTGGACGGGGATTTGGGGAAGGTGTTCTTCGGTGAGGGGGACTTCACCGAACCCGCCCTATACCTGCCCGCATCGGGGGCTTCGTATGCCTTGAACGTGCTGTTTGACGACCCCTGTGCCGACCCGTCTCCCCAGGGCGGCGGGGCCAAGGTTCAAACACGCGCACCCGTTGTCATGGTGCGGGAAACCCAATTAGCGGGAGGAGCGAAGCCGGGGGACAGGATTACGGTCAGAGGCAACACCTTCAAAGTCATCAGCGCGGAACCGAATGGCGTCGGGGTCCTGTCCCTGGCGCTTCACAAATAGGGGTATGACGTGGCGCATGTAAGACAGCTTACCCGAAATGCGGTAGCGAACATCCTACTGGGGAACCCGCAGGCTGTCCCCGCCTCACCCGCTTATCCGATTACGGAAGTCGAGGGACGAATTTATCCGAACCGTCCCACGCCGGTTTGGGAAGTGGAACTCCCGGCGATTTGCATCTACACGAAGACGGAAACGACGACGCCCGGCGACGATGAAAAGATCCCGAAGTGGTACAACCGCAAGCTCATCATCACCCTCGAAATCCTGGTGCAAGTGGAAAGTGGTTTCGACGACCTCATCGATACGATTGCCGAAAAGGTGGAAGCGCTTTTGCTTCGGCATTGGTTTCTCCCTGACCCGGTAAGCCCAGGCGTAAACCTCACGGACAACCTCGTCATGAAGGGCACGGATATCGTCTTCGTGGGCGAGGATGCAAACAACGTCATCGCTTCCGGCCAATTGACGCTCGAGGCCACCTATAGCACGGACGTGTACTTCCCCAGCGTTCCGGAAACTTTCGATTCGATGAGGGTCTCGTACAACATCGATGCAGCTGAGGGGGACGGGCACGTAGGGCCCGAGGCCGAGGATGAAGTGACGGGAATTTACACGCCATAACTGCCGAAAATAAGGAGGCACGCATGTTTGTAAAGCCAGCCGTGGAAGGCGCACTGATACGAATCCCGGAACGGGATATGCGTCCCCTCTCTGCCGAAGGGGAAGAGGTTCCGGAAACACAATTCTGGTTCCGGCGCATCCTGTTCGGGGATGTGGTCAAGGTGGAACCGATTCACGATAGACCCAGGAAAAATAAGGAGATGCCCTCATGACCATCGCGTCCACGCTCCGCGTTCCGTTTGTATTCGTGGAATTCGATTCCAGCTTTGCCAGCAAAGGCCCGGCACTCCTGCCCTACAAGGTACTCTTGCTGGGCGGCATGTTAGGGACGGGCAGCAAGGCCGCGAACGGTATTTACCGGGTCACGAGCCCGGACGAGGCCCGCACCTTCTTCGGAGCCGGTTCGCAATTACACCTCATGTTCATTTCCTGGTTCCTGAATAACAGGACCACGGAAGTGTACGGCCAGCCCATCGATGATTCGGCGGGCACGGCGGCGACCTTCACCTTAACCGTGACCGGTCCCGCCACGGCGGCGGGCGCCATTTCCCTGTACATCGCGGGCATGCGCGTCGTCGTCACCGTGGCTTCCGGTGATGCGCAAAATGCCATCGCCACCGCGATGAATGCGGCCTTGACCGCGCTCACGGACTTGCCCTTTACGGCGAGCGTTCTTTTGAACGTGGTCACTCTGACCGCCAAGAACCGAGGCCCGACGGGTTCGGACATCGATATTAGAGCCAACTACAATGACGGCGAAGCCTTCCCGACCGGCGTGTCCGTGGCTGTGGCCGCAGGCGTGGCTGGGGCCACGGCCCCGAGCCTTAATACGGCGATTGCCAATTGGGCCGATAACTGGTTCCAATTGGTGGTCGGCGCGTACCAGGACGCGGCAAATCTCACGGCCATTGAGACCGAACTTGCCTCCCGCGCAGGCGCGCTGCGCATGATAGACGGCTTTTACATCACGGCCCGTATCGGCAATGTGTCCTCACAATCGACGTTCGGGGCAAGCCGGAATTCCCAGGCCGTCGTCGTCATGGATTCGAACAAGGTCTTGAGCACGCCGCCGCAAATGGCTGCAGGGGCGGCGGGACAAATCGCCATCGAGGGGAATACGGATCCGGCGCGACCCTTTCAGACTCTGGCCCTTGCCGGCATTTATCCCGGTGCTATTACTGAGCGCCGTACCCTCGCCGATAACAATTCCCTCCTCTATGACGGCATCTCTACGTTCTACGTCGACCAAGGCGGGGTCGTGCGCCTCCAGCGCCTCATCACCATGTATCAAAAGAACGCCGCGAACGCCGATGACACCGCATACCTGGACTTAAATACCGGACTCACGCTCATGTACCTCCGGTATTCGTTCCGCAATCATATCCTGTCCCGGTACGCCCGCGCCAAGCTGGCGGACGATGGAACCCCGGTCCCGGCGGGGCAATCGATCATTACGCCGCAGATTGGCAAGAACGAAGCCGTCGCCTGGTTCCTGCAAATGCGGGATCTGGGCCTCGTTGAAAACCTGGACCAGTTCAAAACCGACCTTGTTTGCCTCCGCAGCACCACGGACGTGAACCGGTTGGAATGGACCTTGCCCCCGGACCTCGTCAATCAATTCGTGGTCGGGGCGGCCACGATCAAGTTTCGGCTTTAAACCTTCAGATGAAATAACGGGAAGGAGAAAAAGAAATGGCTACCAACAGACGCGCCGGGGTGATGTTCCTCCTCATCAACGGCGTGCAGTATGACGCGAAGGGAAGTTTCACCTACAACCTCGGGGCTCCGAAGCGGGACGCGCTGGTCGGCCATGACAAGGTCCACGGGTATAAGGAGCTTCCCCAGGTGCCGCATATCGAAGGGGAAATCACGGACAGCGGGACGCTAAAAGTGAAAGATCTCCTCAATATCGAGGAGGCCACGATTCATTTGAAAATCGCGAACGGCAAGTCCTTCATCCTTCGGCAAGCCTGGTATTCGGGCGAAGGAAACGTGCAAACGGAGGAAGGCAATATCGAAGTCAAGTTTCAAGGCATGAGCGGCGAGGAAATCTGAACTTAAGTAGAAAGGTTGATTCCCATGGAAAACGAAAATACCCTAGCAACCGTGATACTCAAGCACCCGATCACCTTCGGCACGGAGGTGTATAAGGTGCTGGAGTTCCGCCGCCGCCTCAAGGCGCGGGATTTCTTCGGCATCCGCATCGGCGGGATGAAGTTCGACGATTACCTGATGCTCATCTCCCGCGCCGTGAATATTCCCTCCCCGGTACTGGAGGAAATGGACGCGGAGGATTTCACCGCCGCTTGCATGGTGGCCGACTCTTTTTTGTCGAGTGGCCCGGCGACTTCGAAACTTGTCTAGGGCACCTGGCCTATCTGTTCAAATGGCCCCCGTCGGAACTTGGAAATCTATCCGCCGACGAACTCCTATTCTGGATGGAGCGGGCCAATAAGGTGCTTCTTGAATTGCAGAAGGAACTTTAAGAGGACGCGTAAAAAGGATAAGTTGAATGGATCCGATTCGCATTCCCATCATAGGCATCGACCAGTTCTCCCGCATCTTTGGGCATGCCCAAAAGGGCATACACAATATCGGGGAGAAGGTCGAAAAGTTCCATCACAGCTTCGAAAAAGCCGGTGGCCTCTTAACCATTGGCGGTGGCCTTTTAACCGTAGGGACGGGCCTGGAGGAGCTTCCCAAAATTGCGCTGGAACAGGAACACGGCATCGCCCGCATCGGCGTAGCCTCTGGCTTAAGCGGCAAGGCCCTCCGCGAATTGGACGAGACTATTATGCGCACGACAAAGTCGTCCAATCAGTTCGACGACAACGTGGAACACAGTGCGGCCTCGCTGCTTAAAATGCAGTTCACGGCGGAAGAAACGACCCTGATGCTGGATGGAATAGGCAAGGCCGCGACCGCCACGGGCGTCCCAATGGAAACCCTCGCGAATACGGCAGGGGTATTCCGGGATCGATTGGGCATTGCCCCGGAGGAGATGGGCAAGGCATTTGACGAGATGGCCGAAGCCAGCAAACGGGGCAAGGTGACTCTGGAGGATATGGCTAGTGGGATGACCGGCCTCGCCAGCCACGCGGGCCTTCTCGGCTTAAAAGGGCCGAAGGCGCTTTCCCAGATTGGGGCGGCGCTTCAAATCACCTCACGCGGGGCGAACTCCTCCAGCGAAGCGGTAGGAACCTTGCAGGGCGTTTTCGATAACCTGGGAAAAGACAAGATAACGAAAACACTTCAAGCACTTGAGGATATGGGAGCCAAGGGCGCAGCCGGTTCTCTGCAACGCTATTTCAAAATTATCCGGACAAGCAAAGATCCAATGCTGGATCTGATCCAGTTGATGGACAGGCTGACTGGCGGGGATGCGAAAAAACTCGGCACCTTTTTCAAGGGCAAAGAATCCGTAATCGCCGTGCAGGACCTCATTAAGAACGTGCGCGAATACGGGGAGCTGCGCGGGCAGATTGCTTCATCTGATGGCGTGGTCAACCGGGATTTCAACACGATGATGGAGACGACGACGGAAAGGTGGAAGCAGTTCAAAATCCAGCTTATCACGACCGCGCTCCCGAACCTCGAAGGCGGGCTTGGCCGTATCAATGGCCTCCTCGGGTACATGAACACGCACACCACCGCCATAAAGGCCACGGTTTTTACCATCGGGTCTTTTCTCGGCGGGGGCGTGCTTCTTGTCAGCCTCGGTACCGTGGCCAGTTCCATTTCCAGTATCCTTACCCTCCTTAAAATCATCGGCCCTTTGCTTCCTGCAATCGGAGTTGGGCTCTCTGCCATGGGTCTTCCTATTCTGGCCATTGCCGGGGCACTGACCACGGCATACGCAGCGGTAAAGGGGATTCAAACCCTCATGGACGTATGGGAATCCAAGAACGCGGCCAAAGACCGCCGGGCCAATTTGGAAAAGCAATTGCAAGGTATGGGGAAAACGCCGGACCAAGTGGTGGCGCTGATGGAGAAATACGACACCAGCCTAGCAGGGAAGGCCGCCAGGGTGCCCACGCTTTCCGAGGTCCAAGGCAGCCCTGGCGCGCTTTCTGCGGCCCTGTCTGCCGCGAACGGGGGCGGGGGCGTGGGCGGCAAAGCCACGGCGGAAGTCAACGTGCGGTTCCATGGCGCACCAGCGGGGACACGGGTCGAGACCAAAGGTGGCAAGGGTATGACGCTGGGCACCGAGCTAGGGCTCGCTTTCTAAAGGATAACGGTATGGGCTGGAAAGAACGGTTCAGACAGGGAAGTTTCCGAGGTGCGGCATTCTTTATCGATGCGGCGGATTCCGATTTTGGTCGCCGCGTGGTGTCGCATGAATTTCCCCAGGTGGAGGCCCCGTTCGTCGAGGACCTGGGGCGCAAGGCGCGTAAGTTCTCGGTCGAATGTTATGTGCTTGGCAATGAGTATTTAACCGCCCGCGACCTTCTTTTGGCCGCCCTCGAAAGACAAGGTTCCGGCCCCTTGGTGCATCCTCTCTACGGACGCATCCTCGTACACGTCGAAGGGGTCAAGGTCCGGGATTCCAGCACGGAAACGCGCATGGCCCGGTTTCAAATTTCCTTCGTGGAATCGGGCGAAACCGTTTTACCCCAGGTGTCAAACGATACCGTCGCTGTAGTCAAGGCCGCCGCCCTAAGCACCAAGGGGAGGGTCAAAGCCGCCTTTGCAAAAGTGTATGATTTCGCGGGGCTTCCCTACGCGCAAACGCAAAGTGTGCTTGTGGCTCTGCAATCGGCAAGCAATGCGATTCGAGAGGCCCAAGGCGCGGTCAATAAGGTTTCGGATTTCGCCAAGGATTTGCAAGATATCGGCGGGGCCCTGAATCAAATCGCCCTGGACGCACGCTTATTGGCAGACTCCTTTCAAAACCTCATCGGCTTCGGATTTCTGGATGACGATCAAAACGGCGACGCCATCCCGGACCTGCGGCAATCGTTCCAAGGGCTGACCGCCCTGTACACCTTCTCCCCCAGCCTAAAAGCGCCCTCTGAAAGTTCGGATGCCTTCGTGCAATTGATGAAGCTGGCCGCGATCAATACGACCGCCGCGATCACTTCAGAAATCAAATACGATTCCGTGGAGGAAGCCTATCTGTTCCGCGATCAGGTTTTCACGGCCCTGGATAGGGTGGCCTTAACTGGCCTCGATGATGATGTTTATGCTGCCCTCACGGACTTAAGGGCCAGCGTGCAAAAGGATATTGACGCACGCGCCGCCACTTTGGCCCGCGTGGTTGAATACTCCTGTGCAGAGGCGCTTCCCGCGCTCGTCATCGCAAACCAGCTTTACGGAAACATCAACCAGGAAGCGGATATCCTCGCCCGCAATAAGGTGCGGCACCCCGGATTTGTCAGCGGCCTCGGCATTCCCATCAAGGTGCTAACGGATGCTTAAGGAGAACGTGGTCACCGTATCGGTTAGGGGAAAACGTTTCACGGGTTGGGAAAGCCTTTCCATTTCGCGAAGCCTCGGAGCGGTATGCGGCGCATTCGAAATGACCTTATCGGACCGGCTTACCGGTGAAGATTTTTCCTTGCTCACCCAGGCGGAAGCCGAGGTGCGGATAGACTCCGACCTTGTTTTGAGCGGCTTCATCGATTCCGTGGAATTCTCCATCGACGGAAAGGCGCACACGGCCACCCTACGTGGGCGCGACCGCACGTGCGACCTTGTCGATTGCGCCGTGCCGCTTCCCCTTCCCAGCGCCCCCAAAGGGGCCGACGTGTTCTCATTTTTTAGACGCATCGCTTCCCCGTTTATGACGGTAAAACTGATAACGGATTTGCTCCCCAACAAATCGACCGAGGTCTTGAAAGCGGGGGAAGGGGAATCGCCCGCCGAGGTCATCATCAGGCTTTGCAAAGATAGGGGCTGGCTTCCCGTGACCACGGAAAAAGGGGAACTCCTCATCACAGAGTCCGGCAGTACCCGCGCCACTGACGGCCTCGTTTACGGGAAGAACATCCTCTCGGCGAAAGCCTCCTACGACTATACCAACCGGTTCTCAAAGTACACACTCACGGGTCAGCGCGGCGGCGCGGACGCGGAATTGGCCGAAACGTTCGGCGGGTCGCTCTCCGTATCCGCCTCGGCGGAAGACGCCGGGGTCAAGCGGTACCGGCCCATGGTCATCCATGCGGATAGCGCGGCCACGCCCGGCACGTTAAAAAAGCGCGCCCAGGTCGAGGCGCTGTTCAGGGCCGGGAATTCCGAGGGGGTGGAGGTCCTTGTGCAAGGGTGGCGGCAAAGGAGCGGCGCGCTTTGGAAACTCAATTTGGTGGTATCCTGCAAAATACCTCCAGCCTACGTGGACCAGGACCTATTAATCGGCGAGGTCCATTACCTCCTGAGTGAAAGCGGCACCGTTTGCCGGATGCGCCTTAAGCGCCCGGATGCCTTTCATTTCTCGAATGCGAAAGCCAAGGTCAAGGTGCAAAAGAAGGTGGGGTTCGATGCCTTTACTGGATGAACTAAACAGGTGGTTCCGGCCCTGGCGTGTGCGGATCTTGAGTATGATCCGGCGTGGCGTGGTACTATCCACGTCTGATTCCACCGCGATTCAGCTTGTGAAACTGAACCTCGGCAACGGGGATATCCAAAGCAAAATCGAACGCATCCAAAATTTTGGGCTGACGAGCGTGCCCAAGCCAAATGCCCAGGCCGTGGTCCTGTTCGTAAACGGAAACCGGGATCATCCCATCATCATCGCCTGCGAGGATGGGAACTTCCGCGTTCACTTAGGTGAAGGCGAGGTGGCGGTATATAACGCCTTCGGAGCGGTGGTGAAGCTCGCAGCCGATGGGACCATCAATATGGGCGACGGCTCGCCCTTACTTGCAGAGGATGGAGTGGTGACCGGCCAATGCCTGGATCCGTTCACGGGAGCCCCGCATGCGGATAAATCCTTAATCGTAAAGGCGAAGAAAATCTAATGGCCTTGAGCGCGACCCGACTTGCCACCGCCATCAAGACGGCGCTTACCGCAGAGGGATTCACCTTCGGCGTGGGAGCCATGAACACCAAGTTTGTGGATGCCTTGGCTTCCGCCATTGTCACGGAGATTGAAACGAACGCCGTCGTCAGCGGCCCGATCAACGTGGCCAGCGTGTCCGGCATCACCCCTGGTACCGGTGTATCGGGGCCAGGGACGGGGACTCTTGTCAATGGCGTCATCACCTGATGACACGGGATGAAAGGGAGAGAAAAACATGGGAAACAGTGCCAGCATGAATGCTTTATTTTCGGGCGATATCCGGTTCCACCTAGAAGGCGGGGAGGGGGGGATGGGTCTTGTGCAAAACGACCTGGCGCGGGATCCGGGACTCGAAACCGCTGTCCTAATTTCCCTGTTCTCGGATCGCCGTGCGGATTTGGAAGATGCCTTGCCGGATAGCTCCAAGGATCTTCGGGGGTGGTGGGGCGACGCAACCCTGGAGGATAAAATCGGGTCACGCCTATGGCTGCTTTCCCGTTCCAAGATTGAAGACGCCACGAATACAGACGCGGAAATCTACGCCAAGGAGGCTTTAGCATGGATGGTCGAGGACGGGGTCGCCGATAGCGTGGCGGTAGCCGTATCGCGAACGGGCACCTATACGCTTTCTTTAGACGTCGTCATCACACGCCCAAAGGGAGCCCGCGATATCACGTTCAAGTATTTCTTCAATTGGGAATCCCAAGCCATGAGACAAGGACACTAAAATGCCTTGGACACGCCCCAGCTTAACCAGCTTGGTAACCCGCGTGGAAGCGGATATCACCTCCCGACTAACCGGTGGCGCGGCCCTGCTCCGCCGGTCTATTCTCGCCATCCTCGCACGCGTGTTCGCCGGGGCCATCCATATCCTGCACGGGTACCTGGAGTTTATCGCTCAGCAGTTGTTCATTGACTCGGCGGAATCCGAGTACCTGGACCGGCATGCCTTGACCTGGGGCGTGCCCAGGGCCTCGGCGTCCTTCGCCACGGGGGAGCTTCTTTTAACCGGCGTGCCCGGCACCCTCATCCCAGCGGGGACGCTCTTCCTTCGCGAAGACGGCGTCGAATTTACGACCAACGCCGTGACGTCCTTAACCGGGGGCTCGGTCATGGTAGCCGTCACTTGCAGTACCGCCGGGGATACGGGTAATTCAGATACCGGTCTTTCCTTCCAAGTCGAAACGCCGATCTTGGGGCTTAATGACTCCGCCACCGTGGCAAGCCCTGGGATTGTGGCGGGTTCGGAACAGGAAACGGATGAGGCCCTGCGCGTGCGCATCTTGGCCCGCATTCAGAATCCCCCAGCGGGCGGGTCCACTGCAGACTATATCGCCTGGGCGAAATCGATCACCGGGGTCGCGGGCGCGTGGGTATTTGCCAATTACCATGGCCTTGGAACCGTGGTCGTGGTCGTTACCGCCGCTGATATAAACCCGGTTCCTTCAGCCCCACTCCTTGCCGAAGTGCAAGGGTATATCGATACGGTGCGCCCGGTCACCGCCGCCGTGACAGTGGAGGCCATAGTGCAAAGACAAGTCGACTTTGACATCTCGATCAAGGCCAATACGTCCGAACTTCGCGGGGCCGTCACCCTTGCACTCAATACGCTGTTCCTGAGTGATGCCGCACCCGGTGAGAACTTCTTGATCTCGCATCTGCACGAAGCCATCCTGACTTCCGGCTTGCAAGATTTCACGATCACACAAATCTACGTCGAGGGCGTTCCGGTCGCGCTGGGAAATATCGCGTTTACCGGTTTGGAATATCCCGTGCTCGGCGTCATCACCTTTGCCACCTTGCCCTGAAGGATAAAGGAAAGGAAGAAAACATGGCTCAGTTTCCGGCGAATTGCCCGGTAGGCAAAACATACAAGTACGATAGCGGCGCAAACGGCGTGGACCCCGCTTTTTGGACCACCGTGAGCCTCAATGCCTGCATCTCGAAAGGAAACTTTTTAGCGGTCCAGAATAATACGGCTCCGGGAACCCGTGCGGGAAATTTGGTGACCGGCTTTATTTCCTTCGCCACGTTTCAAGCGACCTACAATTGCACGTTCAGCATGCGCGGGGCCGTGGCCGGATCGCTTCAGACGGCCCGGTTACGCATTGGCGGAAACACCCTTTATTTCGAATTCACGTGGATGATAACCGGAGGTGTTCTGATACTTAGGAAACGTGTCGTGAACTCCGCGTCCACGGTCCTAGCGTCGGCGGATGATACCATCGGGTTCTCGCCGCAAACGGGCATCACGCGCACCGGCACTGTGAAATTGATTCAATCGGCGGAAAACTCCGGCATCTTTGATGCCTATATCGACGGCGTCCTAATCCTTTCCGCGTACCATGCCGCATTTGTGGGACCCTACACCTTAACTTGCGCGCCTTCTTGGAGGGACATCGGCAACTACACTGCTGGAAATAACAATACCTACCTGGCCGAAATGCAATTCGGTGGTTTTTACCTCATCGGTTCGGGTCTTCCTTCCACGTGTGGTGGCCCCACGCCGGATCCGTTCCCGGCCGTAGTCCGTACCAACTACCCAGGTAATCCATCTGCGTGTGTACTAGGCAAAAAAACGTCCTGGTTCCTGGAAGAGTTCGAGGGGACAACACTTCCTTTCAATTGGCAATTGATGGTGGGAACGTTTCATGCGGAAGGGGGCTTCATCACCCTCAACGCCGGTGACCCTATAAGCTCCAAGCTGGAACTCAAATGGACCGGTAAGACCTTGGGCTTCGCACCCTCCGACCACCTTACCCTGGAAACACGGGGCCGCGTGGATACCGTGAACCTGGCTACGACGAGCGGGGCCTATGACGCGTTTGGGATCAAGGCGTACTTTCCCGACCTCTTGAACTGGGTCCTCCTCAAGATAGTGCGCGATGCCGCAAACCCGGCGCTCTACAAGGTGGTGACTTCGGAATCGTTCGGCGCGGACCAGAATTGGACCCTTTTCCCAGCGTTCACGGCCTACCCCTTGGAGGTCACGCTCCGCATCGACGTGTACGTGGATGAGATCAATTATTACGTGGGTGGCGTACTCGTTTATACGGCCCCCGTTCCGGTTTATTTGCAGCCGGTAACTTATGTGGAACCTCGGCTGTTTTGTAATCTGGATTCCGTGCATCGGGGGTACCTGTATTATTTCTATGTCGCGGGTTCCCCAGGCTTCCCGGATTTATGTCTCGGAAGCCCCTCTTCGCGCACGGCTTCTTACCGCAAAATGATGGTGAACCTTTTACCCCAGGGGTTCCCCTGGCGGAACCTCAATACCATTTTCAAGCTGTTCCTGGAATCGTTCGCGGTTGAATTGGACCGGCTGCATGGGCGCTCGGAGGACCTGGTTTTGCAATCGAGTCCGGGCACTTCGACTTCGGCGGACCTTTTGAAAGAATGGGAACAGATGGCGTTGCTTCCGGATGAACTCCCCCTTGGCGGCGAAACGGACAGCCAGCGGCAACAGGTCGCCTCGGCCAAGGTGACGACGCATTATTCCGGGCCTTCGAAAACGTTCTGGGAAACGCTGGCAGGAAGGTTGGGTATGTCCATCACGATTACGGAAGGCGGTACACGGGCACCCGCCCGCGTGGGGATAGCCCGAGTGGGACTAAGCCGAACGAACGACCCAGGGAACATCTTTATCTGGAACATTCAAGTTACCGCCGATCCAAATTCACAGCTTGCCAAGTTCAAAATATGTGTGCGGCGTCTTAAGCCTGCGCATACCGAAGTCACCTTTACTTAAACCCCTTAAACCTAAAACCCGAAGGAGGATAAAAATGCATCGTACCGAAGGCCCCGATTTCGTGACCGTGGGCGGCAACCGCCGATTCGGTGAAGTGTTACCGGCCACGGTCATTGATAAAGATATCATGAACGCCGTACAGGAAGAGTTGGCCTTGGCTGTGGAAAATTCCGGGCAAACCTTGCGCACGACCGGGGCGCTGGATGAGTCGGGGGCATGGGGGCAGTTAACCGAGGCGATAAAACGCTTGCCTTTGGTGCAACCCGAAGACGTTACGGTTACCCTCGTAACCGGCGTTATTACAAGTTTGGCCCCCACCCTCGCTCAAAATTTTCTTCGCATCGAAAGGGCCGGGGGCATCGCTTCCCCAGGGTTTAACGTGGTATTTCCGAATGATGTCGCGTATAACGGACGCATCATCACGATTAGAAACAGCGCAAGCGGCATTATTCAGATCAAGGATCGGCGCGGATGCCTTTCCATGATGGCTCACCACGCGGTCGAGCAATTTTATTGTTTCCTCGATGATGATGCCGCTAATTATAACTGGGCTCCCATGTCCGGGGTTTATTCGGGAACCTATGATACCACGGTGGATTATACCGATCCGGTAAGCAGCACCAATGTTACCGTGTTCTATCAAAAGCGCGGGTGCAAGATCGATCTTTATTTGCCCTTCATCGGCCTTTCCATCGATGGCGGTCCTACGAACGTTGTAACCATAGCATTACCTCCGTTCCTGCACGGGCAAAACAATTCCCGCCCTAAAATCATCCTATCGGATGGAACCTCGACCCCGGTATGGACGAGCGGCTCGTTCCCATCGGGCGGGCCTTCTGGCGGTGATCTTCTTATCGGCGGCATCGTTTCGACTGCGCATGAATTGGAGGCGCAATGGGTTTCCTATTTGGCCGACAACGAGCTGGTGGCTTAAACTTTTGCAACAGGAGGTAAAGCACATGCTGGAACCTTACGTTAGCCGTGATGAGTTTAAAGACCTTAAATCTTATGCGGAGCGAACGCACCATGATAAAAATAATCTGGCCTTGAAAGTGGAGGGACAAAAAGTGGAAATAGCCAATCAAAAAGAAAGTCAGGCGGAAGCGTGGGACGCGATTGATGGTTTACGAAAAACCGTTACGGACATTCGATCCACGGTCGCCGGTATCGTGGCCGTGTCCGCGATCATCCAAACCGTACTCGTCAGTTTCATCGTGTATAAGGTCACACACTAAGGAGGCGTAATGAATCGTCATGATTTCAAGGATTGGGGTATCAAACATTTCACGGCCGAGGAAATCGAAGCCACGGGCGCGGATATCGCAAAAGTGCAGCTATCGCTCGTCGTTGCCATGGACAGGTTTCGGGGTTATCTGGGACGGCCCTTCAACTTGATCAAGGACGGCATGACCACGGGGAAGCACAAGGCCCCGGAACACCCATCAGGATTGGCCGTCGACGGTTTCGTGCCTGGGCTGGATGGCATCACGAGCCCTATCACCGCCGAAGATGTTTTGAAGTGCGCCGTCAAAGCGGGATTTCACGGCATCGGGATTTACTGGAATGGATTGATCTATTCCTTCCACCTGGATCTAAGGCCGGAATATTCCTTTTGGACAGGCACGAAAAAGCCCGGCGGGGGAAGCTGGGAATATGGAAAACTTATCATCGATCCAAGAAAGGCGGGATGATGGAACCGAAAACTTACGATTGGAAGATCACGCTTCGGAAGGCTGCAGCGTGGGCGGGGGCTACGTTTCTGGCGGGGGCGGTAGGTTCAATAGAAGACGGCGAGCTACGGCCCAAAGTGGTCCTAACTTCCGGGGCGGTAGCCCTGTGCGTGGGGCTGATTCAGGGTTTACGGAACTATCAGAAAAATAAACCTGGCTGACCTATTTCGTGGTGCAAAAATTTCCTTCCCCTCTTGGCTTTGTAGGTACATAGGGGTACATTGATTTTGCCAACCAAGGAGGTTTTCGTATGGCTGCGCATCCTAAAAAGCACACCTTTTATTGTCCTGAATGGGAGGATTTGGAGGTCCTGGCGGAAAAGGAATCAAAGCGGACCGGCTACAAGGTAACCGCCGGGCAATTGGCCCGAAAGGCCGTCCAGGCCCTGCTCAAGGCCCCCGCAAAAGTGCTTAAATTCGACAAAAAGGAGCGTAAATAGAGGTCGATTGGAGTTGATGATGTAGGTATATGGATGTACAGTGTGTGTACCGGGTTCGGCAATAACGCCGGACTTAAGGACCGGAGCCAAATATGAAAACCGAAACCAGGATGATAGCGGAGGATCTTAAAAACGCCGGGTTCCCCGTTTCCGAATACGGTGCCGCCGTCCGCGTTTCGCGCCTCACCAACCGCAAGGTAACGCGGATGGAAATCGAAGCCGCCCTTTTTGAGGCCGGGTACGAAGAGGGAATGTTTCGGATTGCGCCCGCCATGATTGGCGGGTTCACGGTTATTGCTGAAGTGGCCTGATCCAAGAACCTGAACTTAAGCGAGGGGGGTAATATGGAAAACGCACGATTCGATTTCAAAACCTTCACCGAGAGCGATTGGTCTGCGTTTTCCGGGGCCGAGCCTTTCAAGGACGGCTCCGAACCGATGATCGCCGAGGTTCCGGATTCCGATGCCTGCATCGTTATCTCCGGGGGTGGGATCCAGGTTTTATTTGGGAACGACAGCTATGGGGATTTGAAACTCCGCACTCTTCCGAAGGATTTCCTGAAGGCGGTGGCAAACCTGTTGCCCGTCCGATTGGACCCAACCGCACTTCGCGCCCTGGGCTTTATTGTTTACGAATAACGAAGCGAAGTGAAAGGGGGTTCGGAATGACAAACGAACAAATCAGAAAAATAAAGCACGCGGAAAGCCTTATCCAGACCGCCATTGCTCAGTTGAAAAGCGTTACCCAATCGATGCCGGACGGTGGTACCGCCTCGGCTTGGAAAGTGGATTTGAAAGATTGGACACGCGAACTCGCGGAGTTCCTTTCCAGCGATCACGGCGAATGCGGGTTTTCGGTTTGTATCCCGAAAATGGAAAAAGTGGCTCGCTGATGGAAAGCGGAAGGCTTGCCAGGTAAGGCACCACGAGGAGGAACCATGAATATCGACGCCTTGAATAAATATCCGCTCCTGGCCGCTGCCGATAAAGCTGCGGCCAGGGAGAAACTCCGGAAACTTGAAGAAGCCGACCCGATTAGGACCACGCCGGAGCGCAAGGAAGCCTGGGCGGAAAGGCGGATCTTCCTGGACCCGCGTGAAGTCAAGCCGGCAAACGCCGGGATCGACGCTGCTGCGTCAGCCATTCTCCAAGCCGCCCAGGTGTACCGCGACCACCATCCAGGGCGCTTCGATTGGCAATCACAAGCCGACCGCGCCAAGGCCATCCGGCGGGTTGCTAAGGCCGTGCTCAAGAATGCATTGGAGGCCGATGCTTTCAACTAGCCGAAATACACAATCCTCCTCACGCCCGATTTCGAAGATCCCGGAATTTCTGGCCGTCGCTAACGACTACGACCGCCAAGGGAAGGAATGTAGGATGACCATGGCCACCAAGATTGCCTCTATCACATCGCCCCTTACCGAATTCCGCCCGGTGGTGTACACCGTGCAAGGGGAGGACGGGCAATATACTTTCACCGCGCCCGATGGAAAGGCCGCAGCCGAAATGATGGGCACCCTTTACACCATGGCGGCGCTGGAGCCCGTGGAGGCCGCTTATGCGGATGCGCCGGGGGCACCTTTCCCCAGCGAACCCAGCTTCGCGCATGAACTTCCCTGCCGGGTGCAACCTGTTTTTTGGGCCGGATGAACACCAACGGGGGGCAGGTCAAGGTCAAACGCACAAACAGGGTACCGGGTAAGCCCGATTTACGCACATAGCACTCCCGCCGCAGCCACAGGCGAGGTCCGGAAATTTGCAATTGGGTATAAAATCCTTCTCGGCTTGCCCTGAACAGTCGGTTTTTTGATGGACTCTCTTTTGAAAATCTTGGCGGTGGAAGGGTGAATCCAGGCAGGGAATCTGAGCGGGTTCCGAGCCTGGGTTCGATGCTAAGGCAGAAGTTTAATCCGTAAAGTCTTACCTGCAATGTCAAACCGAGTTCCCGAGAGTAGGCCGTCGCGGGAGAAGTAGACTCCGGCAGCCTGATCGGGACGGAGTGTTGCACTTCGGGCCATCAGGTTTTTGGATGAGAGGTGTTGGGAAATGGTCACGGGTATCGTCAAGTCCATGACCTCCCAGTTTTTCCATTGGACCTGGGAACCTTCGATTTGAAGGCCCATGCTACCCTTGACCATCGGGACATCACCGGTAGTCCTGAGTTTGGAGGTTCGCATAACCACGGAACCATTCACTTTAATTTCTAGACTGTCACCTTTGACAAATATTTCCCACATGTTCCATTGCTCGGTAATTTCTTTATTCACCGAGCGTAGGAAATGCTTGCGGCCTTGACATCCAAATATGCCCATGCCAGTAACAGCCCTACCAGCAGAATCAAATTGGTTTACTGTAGTTTCAGTGGAGTTAAACTTGCAATCGGTGGTCCAAATGCTGCCCACATCGCCCCGAGCCATCTGTAGCTCCAGTCCTGCAGGCCACGTGCAAGTTTGCTTTGGTTCGTTGATGTGGTATAGAAATCCTGTATTCCCTTTACCAATATTCATCCATTCGACCCGGGCGCGATAGTGGGTGTACTCTTTTTCGGTATAAAGGTACCCATCGCCTTTATTCACTTCGATGAGGCCGCCAGTAGTGGTTACGGTTCCATTTCCATGCTTTTTAAGACCCGTTAAATCCGTGCCATTAAATACTTTTACCCAAGTACTTTCCTGGGCTGAAATTGAGCTTGCATAAAACGCAACTAAAAATAACCAGGAAACAAAAGGACGGCCTTTTGCATACCTATTCGTCCATAACCGAATCATCGAGTTCTCCCTTTATCCCCCGGCGAAATTGAAAATAATCCAGAATAAGGATTTTTTCTCCCCAATTTTTGCCTATAGGTAAAGGAACCGATTTCTAGGCGCGTTCCCACACCGGGATCACGGATTCTAATCAGGGATGCCGGTAATGCGAAAGGATCCTGAGGAGGATTCCTTTCGATGCGATTGCCATTGCGCCAAAACCGGGAGGTTCAGTTCCAATCCTGGTTCGATGCATCTACCGAGTACGGGCGGGTGTCAGGGATCGAATGAAGTTTTTATTACCGTGGCTTTGTTGCCATGAGCTCCATCCTGAAAGCCAATATAGGGTACTCCTGTAGGGCTTATTGCCATGGAAATTTCATCCGCCCGCCCATCTGAAAGTCCAGCACCGCCCACGTTTTCCCAAGAAGTCCCACTCCAACGCATCACCGTGAGTTTTTGTCCCTGTGCCATATCTTGAAAAGCGATAAAAGGTATTCCTGCGCTACTGAATGCCAAAGACGTAAAATATGCAGGTCCCTGCGTGAATCCGTAGCCGCCTAGGTTTTCCCAAGTTGTTCCACTCCATCGCATGACCGTAGCACCCTCTCTATTGGCTCCATCGCAAAAAGAAACATAAGGCACTCCAGTACCACTTACCGACAAAGAAGAATAATGTGCGCTCCCCTGCGAAAGGCCGGAATTGCCAACGTTTACCCAAGCAGTCCCATTCCATCGCATAACCGATATCTTACTGCCATAGACAAATTCGACGAAGGAGACATAAGGCACTCCCGTACTGCTAATAGCCAAGGAAATTTTTTCTATGTATTCCGGTGAAAATCCGGCGCTACCTACGCTTTCCCAAAAAACCCCACTCCATCGCATCACGGTAACTTTATTTGAAGAGTCTCGAAACGCAACATGGGGTATTCCTGTATTGCTAAGTGCTAGTGAAATATCATCGGCACGTCCAGCGGAGAAACCAAGCCCTCCAATTGTTTCCCATGCGCTTCCGTTGAACCGCATTACAGTACCTTTATCGGCATTTGCCCCATCTGGAAAAGCAACGTAGGGTACACCTGATTCATTGAGAGAAAGTGAAACTCTCTCTGCGCGGCCTGCCGAGAAACCAGCATTGCCCACGCTCACCCAAGCGTTGCCATTCCACCGCATTACTGTGGCTTTTTCACCATTGGCTGAATCTCTGAAAGCGATATATGGCACACCGGCGCTACTGACTTTAATTGAAATACGGGAAGCTTCTGCCGCTGAGAAACCGGGCTTCCCAACAGTTCCGCGTAGAGCAAGAACCAACGTTCTTTTGGCGACAGGGGACCAATTGCTAGCCGAGTCCCGTTCTTGGACATAGAGGGTGTGCAAGCCTTCGCTCAAACTATCCTTGGGAGTGAAACTTCCGACCGTTATCGTGTCGGCTCCGCTTGTCCAATTCGTGTCGTTCTTCCGCACTCGGTAGGTGCCCGTGCCACCCCCGCCGCTTTTCCAAGTCCAGGTCGGTTTCACGCTGTTTAAAGGAGTAGGTGGCGTGGCATCAAATTCCGGCACGGCGGGAGGAGTAAGATCGACGGCCACAGCCAGGGATTGGATGGCGGACCAGTTGCCCGCAGAATCCTTCTCTTGTACAAAAAGCGTATGCATCCCTTGCGAGAGAGCGGAGTCGGGCGTGAAGCTGGTAAAAGCGCCGGACTTCCCGCCTTGGGTCAAGGTGCTGTCATCGATCTTTGCCCGGTAGAAACCCATGCCCCCTTGACCGCTGGAAAGATTCCATGTGGGCCGGGGATTGTTGGTAGGGGAGGTCTGGGCAAGCGTCGCCTTGGGCTTGCCCGGCGGCGTCAAGTCAATGATAACTACCGCGCTGCCCGAGTTGGACCAGTTACCGGCGGAATCCTGTTGCTGGACAAATAGCGTATGCGAGCCTTCTTTTAGGGCGTTCGCGTTTTCCGGCGTGTAGTTGGTTGCCTTGGTTTCCACCGTTCCGGTGCGGAGATCGGAATTATCCAGCTTATACCGATAGATATCGTTCGCATCCTCTCCCTCACCTTGCCAAGTCCAGGTCGGGAGTACGTTGCGGGTCGGCGAGACTTCGGCGGCTACGGTAGGTGGCGGGGGCCTGGTTGTGTCGATACGAACTGAGAATCTGCCCGCCTGCGACCAATTCCCCACCGCGTCTCGCTCTTGGACAAACAGGGTATGCGTCCCCGGATCCAGGTCTTTGGGTGCGATATAAGCCGTGTCGGTTAAGGTCGTGGCGGAAGCCATATCCTCGTTGTCTACTCCGTAGCGATAGATGCCAACACCGTTCCCGCCGCTTCTCCAAGTCCAGGAGGGCGTGCGCGTACGAACGGGTGAAGCACCGTTTACAGTGGGTTTGCCCGGCGGCACGGTATCCAGGGTAATCTGAATGGTGTCGAAGGCCGTCCGGCTCTGCACGGTGGTGTCTATCCGAATCCTGTTTTTGCCTTCCTTTAGGGGAAATTTCTTTTGGAGCAAAGTCCCATTCACCGTGTACAGGACGGTGATGGGCGTGAAGTTGATCAAGGTATCCTGCGCCGGAGAAGTGATTTTGACATTAAGCGCGGGAGGTACATCCACGTTACCCACGGTGATGAGTACGGCAACCAGATCCGAGTCCTTCCCATCGAACGCTTTGAACTTGACGGAATAGTTACCGGCTTGACCGACCAGGGTTTTCCAACTGAAAGAGCCGGAAGTGAAGGTCGCGCCCACGGGAAGGGCCGAGCTTGCCAGGGTGATCGAGTCTTGATCGGGATCGGCGGCTTCCACCTTGAAGGTCAGGGTTTCGTTTTCCTTGACCTTCTGATCCGCTAAGGCGGTGATCTTGGGTGGCCGGTTCACGTTCAAAACTTTTACGCGCGCGATTTTCTCAACCCGCCTTCCCGCCGAGGCATAAACGAAGGTCACGGCATAGGGCTCGATGCGTCCCTGGTTATAATTGGGCCTCCAGGTGAAATAGCCATCACCGGGATCCCGGCCCACGGTATCGAGTGCCGCGCCGGGCAAGGTGTCTTTAAGCGTTAACGTGGTCGCGCCCGTCAGGGGATTGCGGACGCTGACGCGGAACCGCAAGGAATCACCTTCCGCCACGGACGTATCGGAAGGGGCCAGGATTTCCGGGATCGCGGGTTCGATGACGATCGTGTCATTTCCCTTTTGCGTCGGCAGATCCTTGGATTTGAAATTGTTTGCTCCAAGGATGGTGATCACCTTGTTCACGCCCACCTTGCCGCCCTTGTAGCCGATGATGGAAACCGTATACTCTTGGCTCATGCGCGGATCAAGCTGCATACCCATAACCTGTTTCGGATCCGTCAATTTTCCGTGGAAGACTACCTGCGTGTAGGAGCTGTCCTTGCTGTAGACCTTGACTATAAGCGAGTCGAAGGTCATTAAGCTGTCGTTGTCTTTGTCGATATGCATGTTCAAGACGCGGCCGGGTTCATCCGTTGTCGGACAGGCGACGAGGAAGAAAAGAGCGGCTAAAGAGAAAAAGGCGAAAGCGAAGGCGGGAATCTTTTTGGTTTTCATATTCGTGCCTTAGGGTTTGAAATCCGAGGGTTGCTTTGCGGCAGTGTGATCGCCGTTCAATACGAAATAAGCGGTAGTGGCTATGGCTGCAGTGCCGACTCCGCCCAAGGTCCACCAGATCCATTTATGCGACCGTTCTTCTTTGATTTTGACGGGGGCTACCGATTTTTCCTCAGTGCCATTCTTTCCGTGATTCTTATCGCGACCATATTCATCATGACCACGAACATAGGCTTGTTGCTGTTCGTAACTCTGTTTGACATTTTTGAAAATCGATTCGATGTTATCCGATATATAGAGGTCAATCAGTTCTATGGTCGGCATCAGCTTAATAAGCTGGACCATGTAGCTCTCTGCCTTTTGCCTTGTTTTCGGGTCGGCGGCATAGATCACGCTCAGGTACTTATAGACGAAGATCGAATCCTCTTTTTTCGCATTGCCTGGGAAGGATTGGCGGTATGCCTCCAATGGAGGGAGAACTCGGGAAAATTCCCCTTCAAAATAGGCGTGGCTGATCGCCGCCTTGTCGAGGGTTCCTTCCAGATTGAAGCCAAAGGCGGCGTGAGCCTGCGGGATAAAACACAAAAGCATGATTGCCAGGAACGCCAAACCAATCCGATTGACAAGTTTCACCCGTAACAAAACGCACTCCTTAGATGTGATATCCCCGACCATGAATTTAGATATTCCCCTGATTTCGCTAACCTACGTTTGACGGCTTAATATTTTCGCCGGTAACGATTTTGGAGAGATAATCGTCAAAAACCGCCTCCAATGACCAACCCCTCAAATTGCGGACCCGGGCGTCCATCCTGGAATATCATGGGCTGTGCAGCGCCACCGGGGGTTCGGTGGGCAACTCGGTTGCCGGATCCAACAGGTATTCGTATTCGCCCAGGGGTTCCCGTCCATCCCGCCAGCGATCATCTTCCCAGATGAGCCGCCAGACCGTTGGAAACTCACCTAGGTCGAAAGTGGACCGGGCGACATGATGTTCCATCCTTCCATTGGGCCATTTCTGATCCCACGCAGGTGTGTCGATGCGGACAATGGGGAGGTTTGCTTTGGGAGCCTTCTCCCCTTTAAGCAAAAAGTTGGGGCAGCCTCCCTTGAGTCCCGTGGGTTGCCATACACCCGTAACAGGGATATCGTCTCCGTTCTTAACGTAGATGTCCAGGGCGAATGGATAGCCACCGATTTGGTTCGGAATTGGATATTTCGAAACATCAAATAATGGGTAGGACAATTGGCCCCAGAGTGCGCCTTCTATTTCAAGACTCATTGGAATGATCTTCTCCATCCAGGCCCAAAGCGCTTCGCCCGGAGCATCACTCCCATGATACCCTAGCGGGTCGAAATTCAAATCATCGGCTCGAAGATAAAACGGATTACGAAAACCCATCGCTCCCCGAAGAATCTTGAATCCCGTTAGGTCGGCTTTCCTTAACCGGGCCAAGCCTTCCCTTTGTTCCGCCAAGCATTCGTAACAGATTCGCAAGTAATCCGCAAACGTTCCCGGATCAGGAACTTTTGCAAGATAGGCTGCAAATCCTTTGGTAAACACCTCCAACATTTCCGTCAATCGATTGATGTAGGTAAGCGAGGTGTGACGGCAATACAGCCAATATGTTTTCCGAAGTGTCTCGTAGTCTGGAGCATAGGCCCCGTCCTTCAGAGGAATTTTGATGTCTCTAGGTATGGCCACGATTTTCCCCATGCATTTTAGGTGTCATCATTTCTCCTTTTGCGACTTCCCTTCTCGATCAAGGTTGCGGGAAGCCTATTCTTGCTTTCGATTTCGAACGGACCCAGAAAATTCGCTTCCGTTTCCTTCCTGGGCACGTTAAACGCATCGCTGTTGTAGTCGTCTGTCCAAGGTGTCCTTTCCACCTTGATTTCCATCCGCTTGATGAACTCTTCGTTGGTCAAGCC